CAAGAGCCAGCTAACGATAGCGAAGAAACTAGGAGTGCCACCAGAAGAATACGCAAAATACGTCAAGGAGTAAGAGATGACTGAACCAAAAGATACGTCAACGAGGACTCCTCGCGCTAATAGTACCCGGGAGAAAACGGCACAGCGTAAGCCGTGGGCTCCACCATCAATGTTAGAAGCACCACCTGCGCCAGACGGTTACAAGCACCGTTGGATCAGGGCAGAAGTTCGTGGTTTTGATGATCGTAAAAACATCAGTGCAAAGTTACGAGAAGGTTGGGAGTTAGTCCGTGCAGACGAATATCCTGATTTTGAAGCCCCGGTTATTGATTCAGGTAAATATGAGGGTGTTTTTGGTGTAGGTGGTTTACTACTCGCACGAATACCAGAAGAAACAGTTGCAGAGCGTACTTATTATTTTGAGAGCAAAAACGCCGATCAAATGACTGCTGTCGATCAGGACATGATGCGAGAAAATCAACATTCGACGATGAAGATTACTAATCCAGATCGTCAACAACGTGTAACCTTTGGTGGGCCTCGTAAGTGAGACTCGATAATTAAATAAAGGAGAGGAAGATGGCAAATCAACTCACAGGTGGGTTTGGTCTTCGTCCGATTGGTAAAGTAGGTGGCAACGTTAATAATAACGGAACCACGCAGTACGAAATTGCCAGCAATTACACCACTGCTATTTATAATGGCGGGATTGTTGTGCCTGCGTCGTCAGGAACAATTATTATCTCAGACCAAGCAATAGCGCCACTGGGTGTTCTAGCGGGAGTTGAGTACGTTGACTCTGGTACCAAAAAGACGACTTTTGTTAACTATTGGCCTGGATCTAACAACGTAAGCGTTGACACTAATTTCCCAGTTAAAGCGTTTGTGTATGATGATCCAATGCAACTATTCGTAGTCGTTGCAGACGGCACGAACACAGATCGGGCTACGGCTCGTGCTGATATTTTCTCTAACTGTGATATGGCTAGTGTAAATAACGGCAGCACCAACACTGGAAAATCAAGCGATATGCTCGACATAAGTTCAGCCGCTACAACTAACACGCTAGACGTGCGTATTGTAGGGTTGTATGAAGATGCAGCTAACGTAGATTATTCCGCAGTTGGACATCAATACATCGTTCGTCTCAACGGTCATTTCAACACAGGTATGCAAGCTGCTGTAGGCACGTTTGCAACTACCGGTATTTAAGGGGGCGGATAAATGGCTATTTCACGCGCACAACTCGCGAAAGAGTTAGAGCCGGGTTTGAACGCCCTTTTTGGGATGGAATATACCCGTTATGAAAACGAACATGCAGAAATCTACACGGAAGAAACGTCAGACAGAGCCTTCGAAGAAGAAGTTATGTTGGCAGGATTTGGCACAGCACCTACTAAACAAGAAGGTTCTGCCATTTCTTTCGATGACGCGCAGGAAACTTTCACTGCTCGTTACACGCATGAAACGATAGCGTTAGCTTTTTCAATTACAGAAGAAGCTATTGAAGACAACCTGTATGACCGGCTGGCTGCAAGGTACACTCGTGCATTGGCTCGTTCGATGGCGAATACAAAGCAGATCAAGGCGGCAGCAATTTTAAACAACGCATTCAGCACTAGCTCACCAATAGGTGACGGTGCCGCGCTGTGTTCGACGTCTCACCCTTCAGTTTCAGGGAATCAACGTAACATTCTATCGGTTGCGTCGGACCTTAATGAAACTTCGCTGGAACAGTCGTTGATCGATATTGCAGGTCTGACGGATGAAAGAGGTTTGAAAATCGCAGTACGCGGTATGAAGCTGGTGATTCCAAAAGAGCTACAGTTTGTCGCAGAGCGAGTGATTAACTCAAATCTAAGGTCAGGCACCGCTGACAATGATGCAAACGCCATTAAGAATATGGGCATGCTTCCAGAGGGTGCAGTGGTTAACCATTATCTGACTGATACAGATGCGTTTTTCATTCTGACAGATGCACCAAATGGCTTTAAATACTTTAATCGCTCGCCGATTAAAACAGCTATGGAAGGTGACTTTGATACCGGCAATATGCGGTTTAAAGCTCGGGAGCGTTACAGCTTTGGGGTTTCAGACTGGAGAGCCGTGTTCGCTACACCGGGTGCAGCTTAAAGATCAGGGGCCTTTGGCCCCTTTCTTCTGACGGTTTAAAGACCGACACTAGCCAAGACAGGAGATTGACATGGCTAATTCAACATTCAGCGGTCCAGTCCGCTCAAAAGGTGGGTTCACCTCTATAAGTGAAAACTCTTCAACAGGTGCGATCAGCACTTTATCTAGTATCAGTGCTACGGGAGTTGCTTCGTTTGATGCCAACACTTTAGCGACTGAAGCTGGAACAGGTATCACCACAGGTTCTGGGACTATTTATCGTAGTTCAGTGCAACGTGTTGGTGGGATTATCACTACCCGTATTTTGATTGATCTGACAGGTCTGCGTTCAACGGGCTCTGGTGACATCATTGGTGTCGATGGCACAGCACTTGTTTGCCATATTGGTCAAATTACTGCGGCACAAAACGGAACAATTCTGACCGGAAGTATGGAGTGTTTTGAAGCTCCTGCTGGTGGCGATCCAGATATCAACATTCACTCCGCTACAGAAGGAACAGGTGTTGAGGATGGTGCTATTGCTGACCTGACAGAGACTTTATTAGTTAACGCAGGGGATGCAACACTGGGCAGTAAGGTGTTCTTTTCTGCGGTGCCAGCGGCAGATGAGTTTCTTTATCTGACAACAGGTGCTGCAACCGAGAATGATTACACAGCAGGCAAACTTTTCATTGAAATGATGGGTTATGCATAATTATAAGGAGCTTTAAATGGCTGGTTCAGATGTTAAAGCAAAACTTATAAGCGATGAAAACGCCTCAGACGATGATCGTTTAGTTACGGCTGCTCGACCTAACACGACCGCAACTTTAGCTAACACTACTTTTGCAGGTGGTGGAGCTAGAAACGTAATTGTGACTACCACAGGCACAGGCGATAACGCAAAAACCACGACCATCACGGGGACAGATGTTTTCGGTAACACCTTGACAGAAACTATTATCTCTACTGGTAGTGCCGAAGCGGTTGCTGGGACCAAACTGTTTTTAACAGTTACATCTGTGGTTTGTTCTGCACAATACGCGGCAAACATTAAAGTTGGGTCGGGAACTTTGTGTGCGGAAGCAGTCAATAGTTCTGCTCGATTACGTCTCAAAGGGATGTCCATAGTTTCTGGTGGAACCGCAGGGACCGTTGAATTTATCAATGGTACCCCAGAAGACGGAACGGTGCTGTTTAAATCACGGACAATAGGCACAGACAACACCACTACCGATAGAACTATCCCCGAAGAGGGGGTTTTGTTTGATAGTGGTATGTCAGTGAAATATACCGTTGGCACTATCGACATGATGACGTTTTTCCACGCCTAAGTATGGCTAAATCGAAAGGCAAAATGCCTGCCCGAAATAAAAAAAATTTTCGGCCTACAAGTAAAGGCGCAGGCATGACTGCTGCCGGGGTTGCCGCCTATCGGCGGAAAAATCCTGGCAGCAAGTTGCAAACTGCCGTAACCAAAAAGAAAAATTTAACAGAAAAAGAAAAAGCGCGGCGTAAATCGTTCTGCGCTCGTTCTGCTGGTCAAATGAAAAAATTTCCCAAAGCGGCGAAAAACCCAAACAGTAGACTTCGCCAAGCTCGAAAAAGATGGAGATGTTGATGTGAAAGCAGAGGATGTATTGATAAAACTAGAGCAGCATGAGGCTGAATGTAATTTAAGATATGCTCGGATAGAGGAGCGATTGGAAGAACAAAAGATTACTTTAGCTAAGCTGGATTTACGCCTATGGGGCTTAGCGGTATTGATTGTTGCGGCAGCGGTTGCTGAACAGTTAATTTAATGACGATTCGCCGCAGTAGCATGAGTAAACAGATTGCAAACCCTCCGCAAAAGAAAAAGTGGAGTGCAAAGAGAAAGCGGTCAGTCAACTGTGACAGACCAAAGGGATTTTCAGAAAAAGCGTATTGCGCTGGGAGAAAGAAACGTGGCAAAAAAAGCTAAAAGTGGCGGAAAAATTTGTCCCGAAGGAAAGGCTTGGGCTAAACGAACTTTTGATACATACCCTTCAGCTTATGCAAATCTTGCTGCATCAAAGTATTGCAAAGATCCCAACTATGCGAAAAAAGCTAAGGGTGGTAAAAGGAAGGGCAAATAATGCGGGCAAAGGTTAAGAGCAGAATTAACAAAGTGGCTGGTGCTTTGAATAAAGCCTCAAAAAAACATGCGGCTCAAGCCAAGACATTGAAAGGCTTAGTTAATGGCAAAAAAAGAACCAGCAAAAGGAACGGGTAAAAAACCGCCAAATACAGACCGTCGGTTGTATACGGATGAAAATCCAAAAGACACGGTCAGCATAAAATATGCGACTGAAGCAGATGCTCGCGCGACCGTGGCAAAAGTCAAAAAAATAAAAAAACCTTTCGCTCGTAAAATACAGATACTTACCGTGCTGGAGCAAAGAGCAAAAGTAGCGGGTAAACCTAAACAAGCCGCAATTGCTAAACGTGGCAAGCAAGCGATTAGGAAGCAGCATGGCAAAGCTTAGATATGATCGATTTTACTACAAGCCGTTACCGGACGAAGTGACGCTCGATAATAGTGATATCGACGGTATTGGTGTTTTTGCCCTACAAAATATTGAAGAGGGCGTTGATCTTGGTGCCACTCATATAAAAGTGCCGATGATTGCCGGGTACATTCGAACCCCTTTAGGTGGTTTTTTGAATCATGCGGAAGAGCCCAACTGTTATCTGGCTTTGTCGCAGGATTGGGACGATTATAGGGTTTATAATTTAATTACGATGTGCGAAATCGAGCAAGATGAAGAGCTCACGTTAAACTATGATTTTTGAGTGGAGCCGTTATGGGACAACTTAAACAGTGGCTGAAACAAAACTGGGTTCGGATAGGATCTGATGGATCTATCAAAGGTCCCTGTGGCACATCAAAAGATACAAAAAAACCAGACCGTTGCCTGCCGGCCGCGAAAGCAAGAAGCCTCAGTAAAGCAGAAAGGGCTTCTACTGCTAGAAAAAAGAAGGCGGCACAGCAAACAGGCAAAAAGGTTGTAAAAAACACACCAAAAGCAACGGTGAAAATGAGCTCTGGGGGTGTCGCTGGACGCTTCCACAGAGGGTGCGGGGCAGTCATGCCTGATCGTAGAAAGCGGACGAAATATTCATAGGAGGTCATTATGAAAAAGTCCAAAGGAAATATGGTTATGAAAAAGGCCAAAGGCGGCATGGTTATGAAAAAGGCCAAAGGCGGCATGGTTATGAAAAAGGCCAAAGGCGGTCCGGTGATGAAAAAAGCTAAGGGCGGCATGGTTATGAAAAAAGCTAAGGGCGGAACTGTTCGCAAAATGAGTAAAGGTGGGACTGTTCGTAAAATGAGTAAAAGTGGTGCTACGCGGACTAAAACCACAACCATTGTAAGAGGGTATTAATTTGCCTTACTTAATTAGCAATATCCCACATTTCAAATGTTGGGTCAGACGCGAGTTTACCTGTAATCATGAACGGTATCATGGCGAATATCTCCATGCACTCGCGATTGCTGTCAACACAATTCCTGATAGATCTTTAACTTTTCAGGTAGTTTTTACTGGATGTGAAAGACATTTAGAGGACAGTGATGAAAATTTACATGGGGGTGCAATGTGGGCTCGTATGCCGATAGAAGCCTTAGTCGCTGACATCGATATTGACGGTTGGCCAGAAAGGATGGAAGACCATCTTTGTCAACCTTGGGACTGTGAATCGTTTAATCATTCTGTTGTCGTGTTAGATCGAGTCAGTTCTAGTCCTTGGATCGCTAAAGTCAATCATGAATTTTATGAGGCGCGATACATGTTTACTGTTGACTATACGGAAAATGCTATCGCAGATAGCCCCGATCAGCATAAACAAAGTCATGTTTTATATTTAACAGAGGGCCCCTGGGAGGGTAATGTGGTCGCTTTGCCTAATAATCGGGTCAGAGCCACAAGTCCTGCTTTATGGGATACCGGCGAGGGTGCTCCAGACTTTAAGCCTAGTCAATATCTACATTCGGCCGAGGGACATACAAGTTACACAGATCCTGATATAGTTTTTGATAATCTGTATTCAGATGGGATAGAAGAATAATGGCAACATCAAGCTCTACAAATTTTGAATTAGACGTAGCAGATTACATCGAAGAGGCTTTCGAAAGATGTGGGCTAGAGGTTCGCACTGGCTATGACATGAAAACCGCCAAGCGTTCTTTGAATTTGATGTTAGCAGAGTGGGCCAATCGTGGCTTGAACCAGTGGACGATTGTGCAAAGAACACAGGCACTGACGCAAGGTACGCAAGAATATGCTTTGGCAACAGACACAATCGATATTTTATCTGTAGTAGTGCGGCGATCTGATACAGATTTTGCTTTGCAACGGGTTAGCAGAGATCAGTTTTTAAATATACCGACTAAAACCACTCAAAGCCGACCAACTCAATTTTTTTTAGACAGGCAGGTGACACCAAATTTAAAAGTTTGGCCGACGCCAGAAAATAGCACAGATACTTTGGTGTTTGATGTGTTAACTCGGATGGATGATGCCGACACATTTACAAACACCTTAGATATGCCTTTCAGATTTTTCCC